CACAATAAACCGCTGGCAGAGCTGTTCAAAACGGGCACAGACCTAGGCTTTCAGATTATCAAGCTGTCAACCAAGCAGTCTCTGAAGGCAGACGAGACAGCTTTGATTCAGGAATATGCCAAGAGTCATGGTGATAAGCTGCTAAATGTGGCAGGGAATCCACTCAAGAAGTCATGTAAAAAGAAGTGACTGACTTTCCCGCTTCTGCGCCGGAGCCCCCCAATCTCACGGGTCATAGCAGTACATTTAGCAGTTTTGAACAGTCTGCAAAAAGAGGCTAAAACGCGTGTAAAAAACTGTCAAACCATGGTATAATGGGGATGTCGCCAAGGAGGGGACTGAAATGAACAAAGATTTGAAGAAATGGCAGGTGGCTCTCGGACTGTGCATCCCGGCCCTAATCTTCTGGTTCTGCCTGTCTTATGAGATTGGGTTGGACCAGACTGTGGGCTTTTTGCTGGTCAACGCTATCATCGCGATTGCAGTCTATCCCGTCCTAAGGGATGCCAGGTCGACCTGGCGCTGAGGTGAGTTGACGAGATAAGTTGTCCAGTGCTGGCGTAGCCAGCAGGTGTGATGCTTATGTGATTTATTTACAGTAAAACCTGTTATAAACGCAAGTGAGGGCATACCTATAGACAGGAGACAACATGACAATCAATGCTTTGAGGAGTGCTTATAGGGATGAGGCCAAGCTAAAGGACGGACAGTTCAAAGGTAGCGGCATACAGGCTGAGGCCGAGGTATGGGAAGTTCTGAAAGACAGAGGCTGGAAGCGCAACAACACTAAAGATGCTACGGCCATCGACTTCATCTCACCCTCAGGCAAACTGGTAGACCTGAAGCTGTGCAAGGCTGGGAAGTACGGAGGTTCGTTCTTTCATGAGGTTGTCCAGAACATGGGCATTGAATCTATCTCAGACACACGAGCAGATGGTTGGCTATATTGGGATGTGTTGGAAGACAGGGCACCTCTGCACTTCATTGAGAAGGAGATGGTTGAACAGCACTTACACGGACAGTCTCAGAAGTCTGTAGCTGAGATGGAGATAGAAGGTAAGCATCACGGTTGTAGGCTCCATTGGGGTGGGCATGCATCCAACAAGCAGGCTAGAGGCGTTCTGATTCATACAGCCTCAGCCCGGTATTCAGTGCCGATGATTTAGAGGATGCTCATGAGCAGGTAGACTGAGCCGCACAGAATCCCATACAGAATAGCCACCGTCCAACATAACCTTCGCATACCGTCTAGACCACCCTGTTTGTTGTCCAGCATCATCCCTCCTCCTTAGCCATATTACCCCATACCCACACAGTTCGGAAGCATCCTGTCAACACCCAGTGATAAGACCGTAGATGCCACCAAGACCTAGAAGGATGTAGACTGCGACTTGAATCCAGTCTCGCAGAAGAAAGAAGAGTGGGACTGCCGCGGCAAATCCTGTAAGCTTCCACCAGAAGTCCGGATCAGACTCTGCCCACGTAATCAATACTGCCACACATCCCCAACCTATCAGTAGGAAGAGGGCTGCGAAGCATACACATCCTAGCACCACTGCAACTGTATCAGCAGCCTTATCAACACGCCGCTTGGTCTCTTTCAGTCGTGTCCAGAGGCTCTTATTCTTTTTGTTGTTCATATCTTCCTCCTCCTTACATATGTATTATACCACGCTTTGTGGTAGCTTTACACGGGATTGGGTTAAATAAGATGGGTACTACAGGAAAGAGAGGCGGAGCATTGGGACATGGGTGTACTGGTGAGATGACACTACGAGAGATTGCTGAGCACATGGATTTGCCCCTGTCTTCAGTCAACTTCTATCTCTCAAAAGCATGCCGGAAGATGCTGAGGAAGATGTACCCGGAACATGTTCGAACGTTCACTGAGATGGAAATGACAGAGGTCGCAGCACGTTTTAGACCGCATTGGGACCAAATCATGATGGATTATGCCTACTCATCGAAAAAAAGATGACCAAGTGGTTACATTTTCCCCAGTATGTAGATAGTTATACTTGCACAGTGGGTGTGTTGCCCGTGCGACGACAGTTCATATCCGACGTCGTGGTGCAGATAAAGTGAGCAAACAGCCCATGGGGCAAAGGAAAATGACAATGGCAAACGGACGATATTACGAGGCTGGCACTGTTGCCGGTGGATCAGACAGTATTGATATTCTAGGTGACGGTGGATTCAAAGCCTCCCAGATCATGATCGCAAATGATCATGCATCGACAGCATGCACAGTTCAGGCTGGCGCGGTCAACGCATACAGTGTTGGAGCCGGTGAGGTTCTGAGGCTTGTTGGTTCTTTCAGTGTTATCACGGTTGTGGATGCAACCAACGCAGTCTCCTATCGAGTCTATGCGGCTGAAGAGGTTGCCCCTGCGTTGAACCTTGAGAAGAATGGTGGAACCTCCGCCCTTTCTGATCTCTCAGTCACCACAGGTAAGATTGCTGCCGGTGCGGTGTCTGATTCGAAGCTGAGTTCAGCAACTGGCGTCTCAGGCAACAGTGTCTTCCCCAAGCGTAGCTTCTATTCAACTTGGGACTTCGCGGTTGACGGTGGAGCTATCTCGACAATCACCACCGGTTGCGTTCTTCCTGAGAATGCAGTCATCACCAACGCGTACTACTTGGTACTGGATACCTGCACCTCAGCAACTGACGCAGGTACGTTGGCATTGGGTGTTGAGACTGTTGATGCTGCCGGCCTGTTCGCAGCTGAGATCATCTCCACCGGTACGACTTGGGACGCCACTGGCACACCCATTCAGTGCCTCCCTGACACAGCCACCATCGGTGACTGGACCACTGGAACCAGTGACGCCACACAGCAGATCGCCTTCACCATCGCGGTGGAAGCATTCACAGCTGGCAAGATTGCAGTCTTCGGCGACTACGTCGTTTACGAGTAATCCTTAATACGCTCGATGGGGGCTGACGCCAAATAGGATGTTCAGCCCCCATCGGTCAACAACCGGCATACGTGCCACATTCGGAGCTCACCCATGGGTCTCGCATCACGACAGTTCGCATCACTTCCAACAGTTGATGTCAATACACTCTTTCTAACAATGGACGCCAACGGCGTCGCCGGTACCGCAGAATCTCTCTATACTGAGATGAGAACTAAGATCGAAGCCGCTGGCGGTGCTCGAAACAATCCGCGGCAAATCTGGATCTGCAATGATACAGCGGCAAGCATCTACCTTCGTGGTGGAGAGATTACTGCGGCCGCAACACTTCAGGGCGTGCCAGTTGCTCCCGGTGAGGTTCTCGGACTAGCACTAGAAGGTGAGCCTGCTGATGGTCTCCTCTACGAAGCAGCCAACGACTTTACTCTCGCACTCTTCTACTAAGCCTCGGAGGGTAAAATGGGTCCGAAGCTAAAAAAGAAGAATAAGCAACATAAGGCTTTTGCCTATGGTATGCCGACATCGATTGGCATGGACGGTGCAACAACCTATGGTCTAGCTGATGATTTGATCCCTTCGCTGGCCGGGTCGGATATGACCTGGTCGTGTTGGGTAAAGATTCCTGTGCCTCCAGCAAACCCGGGTGCTATCCTGCGTGCCCTAATCAGCAACACAAATGCTGCTGCTGCCACCCGAAACATGCTCATCATGAATCAGGGTATCGCAGCTTATCGGGCAGATGGTTCCACATGGGGGTTCGGTACATACAACGAAGCAGCTGAAGTAAGTGAGACCATCATTGAAGACGGTGCTTGGCACAACATCATACAGACATACAACACTGTGTCTACAGACTTGATTCTGTATGTTGATGGGGCAGTTGAGGCTTCCCGTGCCATATCGAAAACCATGGTAGGAACTGATCTGCTCCAGATTGGTCGATGGCCTGCAGGTTCCTACTACATCGATGCTCAGTTCGGCAACATTGCCTTCTTCGACAGGGACGTATCAGCAACAGAAGCTGCTTGGATTGCTAGCGATGCCGGTGCAAACCTGAATGCCATGCCGGCCGGTGGCCCAATCCACTTCTACTGCCCGGGCAATGGTGATGACGGTATCATCCCAGTCTGCATTGACAGAGGAACAGGCAAAACTAACATCACGTGGGTCAACTCTGTTCCTGCTGATGTGGAGGCAGGTCTATAATGTTCTACAAGATCGTTCCAGCCTCTAGCCTCAGTTACTACATGGGCAAAGACGAGTGTGTCTCCACAGAAGCTCGTTATAGCTCAGCAGGAACTGTGTTGCTCAGGTTTGATAGAAAGGTCAGCTCCAGCTACAAAACGCTGGACGACATCATGATTGACCTTCAGGATGCGGAGTGGCAGTCAAACGATCCTGAGGGATAGAATATGGCCAACAGATATCCACTCCTTTATGAAGAAAGTACAGAAGAAGCACCACTACTAACTCCCGGCGCCCTTACTGGACCCTCAGGTGGCTATTGGACAATCACCGGTGCTGCCATTCTGGACAATGCCTTGCATGGGAACACGGTCGTTGTTGACCAGACCTATGGCAGTGACACCGCCGGTGCTCGTAATACAGCATCTTTCCTGACAATCACGGCTGCTCTTGCAGTTGCTCAGTCAGGTGATGTCTGCCTCGTCTATCCAGGTGATTATGCTGAAAGCTTCACCATCCCAGCCGGGGTCACAGTTTTGGGTTATGGGCAGGTCTCCATTGAAGGTGCAGTAGGCACCGGAACTCGAGTGACCCTGTCAGCCGGATCTGCCCTGTGCAACGTTCGTATTGAGGCACCCACAGATGCTACGGCCTGTGTTGAGTTTGCTTCAGCCGGTGATGCTTCAATCGATGCTGTCACAATCATTGGTATGGGTGCACTTGGCTATGGAATACTGAATAGCAGCACAGGCACACTACAATCTGACAACATCATTTATGAAAGTGGGACCACAGATACCCTATTCCGGAACACTAGCACCGGTCATCTTCATGACCACAACACCCACATCATGGCCGGTACCATTACGACCATTGCAGAACCCACGGGAGGCGAGATCGGAGTTGATGGATTGACCCTACATTCCGGGGTCACGGTCACCAACGGTATTCTGATGAGTACCACTTCCACGGAAGTCCATCTGAGCAGTGTCTTTTTTGATGAACTACCAACCAATGCCGTTTCCATTCAGGCAGATGGTGTCATCGTAAATGCCGATGGTTGTGTCATTCAAGGCTCGACATGGGACTGGCTGGTCAACGCTGCTTTGGTCGGCACAAACACTGAACTGACACTGAGTGGATGCAGCTTCCGTGCAGAGAGGTTGAGCTTCCCGCCTGCTTTTGCCGCAGGTGCCGCCATCGGTGCCCTCTTCTCAGACGCAGGGGTTGAGAACGATCGCAGTTATCGTTGTGTCTCAGAACTATCAGTTGGTTTGCCGGCAATGCCCCGTGAATCATCCTTTGGTGAGGGTGATAGCACAACTGCTGGTATGGTGGTCTATTCAGACGATGGCACAGGCACATCTTGGGTCGATAATACTACAGCAGCTGCGTCTTCAGCCGGCTCCACCTTCTCACTTTTCCAAAGCACAGCCATCGGTGAGGAGGCCTACATCGGTGCTATAGACCCTCGTGAGTTCTATGGCATCAAAGCTGACGTGACAACAGCCCTTGCCTATGGAACCGGAACCCTGGTTTGGGACTACTACGACGGTGCCTCATGGCTCCCCTTTGATGTTATGTGCACCGATGCTGACGCCCCTTATGAACAATACGCCTCACAATGTTTCGAAGCTATTCAGAACTACCAGGTCAGATTCGATGCAGACAACTTCACCGGTTGGGCAACCAATAGTGTCAATGGCACAACAGCCTATTGGGTCAGAGTAACAATCACCGGTACCGTTTTGGGCACAGTCCCGGTTATGCAACGCATCAAACTGCACACTCGACGTCTGGAAATCAACCCGACCGGTCGGGTCGAATACTTCGGTCCACAACAGCCAGACTTCGAGTTGCCGATGGCACTGTCAGATGGCTTTGCCCACTTTGGTGGCGCAGCACCGGCCAATAAGAACCTCAATGTTTCTGCAAACAACTACATCACCATCCCCAACTCAGCCTTTTCCAGTGGTGATGGGCGCTCTTGGCTCATCCCGATCCAGGTTGGTCTGGATACCTGCCGAGACATCGCCATCGACATTGAATGGGCACCATCAACTGCAGCGGCTGGAACAGTTATCTGGACAGCCTATGTTGCCACACCGATTGCTGTAGGAACTCAGGTAGATGCAGGTACAGTCCCGGAGGTTACGGGTGCAACCACAGACAACGCTCCTGGCACAGCAGGATTAGCAGTAGCCAGCACTTTGACATTCAGGATTCCTGATGGTCTCCCGGACCAGGTGATGGTGATTGGTATTGTTCGAACAGGAACCTACGCAGGTCGAGCTAATGTCTTCAGCACTTCAGCACACGGAAAGAGGTGGAGATAGGTTGGATGCTTTTCTTATTTTCAGATAAGGTAACCATCAATACTTAGCTTAGAATACAACACACCACAACGTGGATACAAAGAGATAGGGGTGAGATGAAAGATTACAAGAAGAAGTTCAAGAATGTCGAGGCAGCAGCAACTCCAGGAGTTGAGAAGTTGGTTGCTGCTATTTCTGATAGCACGGTCAAGCCGGTTGCCATCATTGATAGCATTATGTTGTCAAAGATGGTTGAGATCAAGATGGGCATGGACGAACTGATGCTCTCATTGGCAGGACAGAGTCCCTCAAAGTTGACCAAGATGCAACATTGTCAGGCGGTCTATTTCATCGCCAGATCAGAGTTGACACATTTGGTTAGAATGATGGAAGGACATACTGATCACACGCTCAACTACCGTCATCGCAACTTCAGGGTGATGGCCAAAGAGTTCTTGACGCAGCTGGAAGAGAATGACATCATGAAGGTTAAGGCACTCCACAACAAGAAGTGCACAGTCTTCATCAAGGCATTGGTCAAGTTTATGACACATGCATATCCTTTGATTTCAGCCAAGTATAATAGGAAGCAGCAAACAAACAACATCGAAACATATCTGGGAGCATAAAATGGTACGAGACGGACGCGATTTAGAGACAATGACTGAAACAGAGTTGATGGAGTGGAAACCCGCTGACACCAACCCTATGCACATGGTCGCCGAGAAACGAAAGATGATTACTGCACAACTCCGTGAGCAAGGTATGACCTTCAGGGAGATCGGCAAGATCATCGGTGTCAGTCATGTTCGTGCTGCCAAGTACATGGAAGAGATCGACAAAGTCAAGACCATTGTCGAGATTGATGATACCTATGCTATGAGAATGGTGCATATCATCAGGCTCAATCAAATGTACTCCTCCATCGAAGAGAAGATTGATGCAGGAAACATGGATGCTATCAAGACTGGATTGCACATCATGAAACGGGCTGCTAAACTATGTGGGTTGGACAAACCAACCGCATCTGAGGTCAGTGTGCAGGGTGCATCATTCGGTAATGCAATGCGACAGATTTTGAACGAAAACTAATGGGGTGCTCAATGAAAGAAGGTAAGAAAGAACACATGGAAGCAGCAGCTAAGAAGCTGTTGGAAGAACTGGGAGATGTTGACCTAAGCGAAGCCAAGTCAATCTCAGTCATGATCGATATGGTCGGTCAAGTTCCGAAGAAAAAGAAGAAGGATGAGGATGAGTCTGATGAGGATGAGTCTGAAGATTCTGACGATGACGAAGAGGATAAGGACTAGTCTTAGTGAGTAAGAGGCTAACCAAAGAACAGAAGGTAATGATATATGAGATCCGCCTGTGCAAAGCGGACTTCCTGTATTTCTGTCGCAAGTATTTGAAGATTGTTGATGCCAACGGTGACCTGGTTCCGCTAATCCCCAATCAGGCCCAGATGAAGTTCCTGACAGCTTTTTTGGCAGGTCGACATCATCAGTACATCCTTAAGGCAAGGCAGCGTGGTCTGTCCACCATCATCTCAGCTGTCTACTTCTGGAGAGCCCTATTCAATCCCAACCACAGTGTTGCTTTGATTGCTCATACAGATGCCGCGGCGATGCGTATCTTCTCCATCTACAAACGCTACTGGCAGTATATGCCTCCATGGTTCATGAGCTTTATCTCAGTCACCACCGATTCTGCTCATGGTATGGAATGGAACACCGGTAGCAAGATCGTCTGTTCAACCTCCAACACTGAATCTTTGGCCGGATCAACCTTCCAGTCACTGCATCTCTCAGAGTTTGCTAAGTGGCCAAGGATTAGCGAGTCTGTGGCATCGATTCTGCAGACCGCCAGTGGTGAGGCGGCCATCATCTTTGAGTTTACTGCCAAAGGTCCTAATGAGGCGCAGTCCATGTGGGCCCAACGAGATGGATACGAGAAGATTTTCATCAGTTGGACAGCCGATGAGAACGCTGTCTCAGACAGGATTCCTGAGGAGATACCAGAACAGTTCCGTGTCTTCAAGACTCGTTATGAGCTCTCAGATAGGCAACTGAACTGGGCCATTGAACAATACGAGTTGAGATGTGCAAACAACATGGCGACGTTCAACCAGGAATATCCCCTTAGTGCTGAGGTTGCTTTCATCACATCTGGTGACAAGTTCTTCAATGTCTACTACGGTAATGTCTCTGCACAACCAATGACCGGCATCAAGCGATATGCAGATCCGGACAAGTTCACTCCTCACGTAATGGGAATAGATACTGCCGGTGGATCAGTAACCGGAGACTTCTCAACCTGGTGTGTCCTTGCTGCTAAAACAGAAAGACGTCCTAGGATCGTCTCAACCCAATACGAAAGAGTGTCAGTCCTAGAGTTCTCGAAACAAGCGTTACAGGAAGCTAAGAAATATGATGCACTAGTCATAATAGAGCTGAACTACCTAGGTCTCGCAGTCATGGAGTATTTCAAGAAACATAACTACGGCAAACTCTACATTCGGCAAACATACAGTAGCATAGACAAACGATATGTTCCATCTCATGGATTTGTCACAGGCAACAAAACTAGATGGGCACTACTAACCAAACTTCAGGAATACATCACCAAGAGATGGCTCGATCCAACAGACAATCGATTGAAGAATGAGATCAATACCTTTGCCTACAATGATGCTGGTCGACCAGACCACCAACCTGGAAAGCACGATGACCTAATCTTTGCGACAGGATTGGCATTGATGGGATTGGATCAGATCAGTTGGATGCAAGATGAAATCAGTAAGAAGCCACCTCAGGGTGTAGAACAAATCGTTCGCTGGGAAATGGAGACAGGGAACGTGTGGGAAAACTGGGATTTTGATGCCAATCGACCCGCAGACGGTGTCTTCACAGGTAGTGAGCTATTGGACTGGAAGTGACAGGAGACACGGAAATAGAAAAGATAGGGGATACTACCTAGGTTGGTAGAGATGACATCCAGACACGTTCTGGATAAAATGAGCAGTATTTGTGATACGTTTCCCCAGTATCTAGATACATAGTTATATGAAGGATGCCACTTTTCCTGGCCATGCGCCGAAACAAGTGTAGTAGAGAGGCAAATATGTCGTGGTTAGATAGCGATAAGCTGTCAAAGCTAGCTGACGCCCTAGGCGGAGGCGATGAAAATCAGAGTTTGGAAGAAGATAGTGTCACTTATGGAGCCGATACCGCTGAGGTTGAAGTTGACGATGACACCGGTGCGGACGACGATAGTTCCAATGATGGCGAACAATCTGATGTCCAGGACGATGCAGAGGAATCTGCGCCAGTTGAGCCTGAACAGGGGAAACCCGAAGATGCAGATCTCTCAAAACGAGCGCAAAAAAGAATCCAGAAGCTTTTATCGTCACGCAATGATGCCACTCGCAGGGCCAAAGAGCTAGAAGCTCGACTGGCAGAACTTGAGAGTAAGGCAACCCAGGTGACCGACGACACTTCAACTGATGAGGAAAGCGATGAGGATTTCCTGAAGCGAATCTACGGTGATGAGGACGAAGGTCCATCAGATCCCAGATATGCAGAGTTGCAACGTTCACATGAACTGCAGCAAAGCCAGCTGAATGAGATCTTGGTTGAGAGAGAAAGAGATGTGCTTAGGCAGGACATTAGTACTGCTGAGGAGGCTCATCCGGATGTACCCAACCTTAAGGCAATCCTGATCAACGCTGTCATGAAAGATGGTTCGGTTGATGTGCTAGATTTCGCTGAGCAGTATGCCAACATGGTGTATGATATCAGAGGAAGTGGCAAGACTGAAACATCAGAGGCAGGGACCGCCGACTCCGGTCCAAGAGCAGTGCCGAGGCCCGCAGCCAAGGGAACGAAACCCAGCAGCGGAATGAGGCAAACCAATCAGGCTCCGGTCAGAGATTGGAAAACTGCGCATCAATCCTTCATGGATGCCATCAAGGACTAAGTCACGCAGTGTGATGAGGTCAACTACACAAGCTGCCAAGTGCAGCAAGGATAAATGAAATGGCTGATCTTACTACGTTCTCCGCAGCTCTCCAAGAGTTCTACGAGGGAACAATCGAAATGCAACTGGCTGAAGAGGCACATGCCCTTGAGCTGATGGAAAAAATGAGCGTCTCCTGGGCGGGATCGCAGGCTGTTGTAGCTTGCCACATCGCACGTAACACGGGTGTTGGCGCAATCTCTGACGGTGGTAACCTCCCCTCAGCTGGATCGCAAGGTCTGGTTCGTTTGGTGGCAACTGCTGGTCGTCTTGCTGGTCGCTTCCAGCTTTCTGGTCCCCTGCAGGCTTCGGCTGACAAGGGCGGAAAGAATGCCTTCGCGGCAGCGGTTGATGTTGAAATGAAGGGTCTCTCTGAGAACATTCGTAACATCTCCAATCGTCTATGCTTCTGGGGTGGACGCTGCAAGGGTTGGATCAATGAGCACAAGGCACACGCTGCAACGACTTCGGCCGCTGCAACGATCTTGGCTCCTGCTTCCTCAGATGGAACTTGGGAGTTCTCAGGTGATTACACAACCTTCACCGACGCTGGTGTTGCTAACAACACTTCCCTGACTGCTGGTGCTTCCACCACGTGGGTTCAGGTTGGTATGTTCCGCAATGACACCTATGATGATCACGCTGCAACGCTGACTGCTGGTGGTACTGCCGCTGGTACAGCAATCTTCGTGAGTGCGGTTGATACCACAACTCAGCGCATTCAGCTCTCGGTCATCACCGACGACGCTGGTGGTCTGGGTGCCGGTTCAACTTTGGACACGGACACCGGTATTGCTAAGGGCGAGGGTTTCACTCTCTACCTGAAGCTGACCCAGTTCGTTCTGGTTGGTGGTGCTGATGTTGGTCTCAACTTCGGTCAGGTCGTATCGTATGCCAACGAGCCCGTGGGAATCTGCGGTAACCTCGGTGACAACAGTCACTTCGACGTGATTCGCGATGACACCCCCGCAGTGACAGCCGCAGACAACCTGCAGAGCCAGATCCTGACTGCTAACGCTTCAGGTGACAACTCTAGAGTTGATCTTGCCCTCAGCATGTTTGAGCAGGTCAATGATTCCATTACGCTGAAGAGCGATATGGACGCTGACATTATCATCATGCACCCGACCATGCGTCAGAACTATGTTGCATTGCTCCAGGGCGTGCTTCAGGTTGACAACCGCGAAGGTAAGGCGAAGGCAGACGGCGGATTCGGCGGCGGACTGAGCTACGGCTCGACCCCCATCGTTACCTCCCGACACATGGGCCGCGGAGCTCTGGTGTTCATGCTGAAAAACAAGTGGAAGTTCCTCGAGCTGAAAAAGGCCGGCTTCCGCGATCAAGGTGGTGGAGTTCTCCAGCCCCTCGAAGGTTCAGACAACGTTCAAGGTGTCCACTTGTGGTACTACGAGCAAATGTGCATCCGACCCAATGCTAATGCAGTATTGTGCGGCTTGAACATCTAAGTTCTGTCCCCTGCGTCTAAGACTTTGGTGGGGGCCCTCAAACGGGGGCCCCCACTTTAGCAACAGACAGATACTTATCCCTAGGAGAACGTCAAATGATTATAGCCATCCTGGCACTAGTGATCTTCCAGCTAGCTCTTTCATTCTATCTGGTCCATCGGACCCGATGTGCATTAGAGGCTGGCGTTGCCCGAGAGATTCAAACAATGCTTCGATTGACGGACATCAAAAACATAGTCGTCAACTTGTCCTATGATCACATAGCTCTTCAGCATGCTGAACAAGAAAGGGTGGAGGCAGAAGATGATGCCGATGAAGATTCAGTGCCGGCAGATGGTGTCTTCTTGACTCACATGGGTGTTGATAAGTTTGACCTTCCAGGCGGTAAGTCTGGAGGTTCCTCCTGGAGGAAATAAGAATGAGTGAAGATAAGAATGCTTTTGCTGGTGAGCTTTCAAGCGAATCAAAAGAACACAAAGAGAGGATGCGTCGACAGGCTGCGTCCAAAATGGCACAAGAAGAGCACTCGAGCGGTGTCACCTCAATCACCAAGCCAGCCGGTACCATTTTGGGTGCAATCATCGGTACATACTTTGGTGGTGCTGCAGGTGGAAAGCTAGGTGCTTCAGCCGGCAACAAGGCAGGCAGCGGATTTGGTAAGCTTGCAGCTGGTGAGGATTCTGGTGACTCATTGAAAGAAGCTCTGGTTCCAGATCGCAGTACAGCTGAGGCATTCGGCGGATTCATCGGCGACAAGGTTGGAGCCAAGGTTGGAGCCAAAGACGGTGTCAAAGGTGCAGCCAAAGCCGGTAAGGCATTCAATGCAGCTCCGAAGGTGGCAAAATAATGGCAAATCGAAAAGGTCAAGAGCTCAAAGCTTTCATTAAAGAATCAGTCACTAACAAGCAACCCTTTAAAATGGAGTGGGACGTAGCTCGACATTATCTGAGGGGTCGACAGTATCTCTCATTTGATAGAATCCGCCAGGAGTTTGCTCCGGTCACCAGGCAGAAGCTGAAAGACCGAGTGGTCACCAACAGAATCCTTCCCCACTATCGAACGGTTGTCTCCAAACTTCAGGTGGTATACCCATCGATTGGTATTGCACCATCATCTCCTAGTTTGGAAGACATCAAGAAGGCACGCCTCAATGAATATCTAGTTCAGTATTACTGGGGCATTGAGAAGCTAAAGTATGTCATTGGTGATTTCATCGATTGGTTGACCCTAACAGGAACTGCCGGCTTGATGTCTTACTACGATCCTGAAGAGGAGAAGGTGGTTCCACGAGCGATTAGTCCGTATGATCTCTTCTTCGAAGCCAATGCATCCTCAGTTGATGAGACACAGTTCGTTGCTGTTAGGTCATTCGTACTTCGTTCAGATCTAGAAGATGCTTACGAAGAGCATGCTGAGAAGATCAAGACAGTTTCTGCGGCAGGAAATGAGAACAATCAAGGTGGGTTTGATGACAACCCTCAGCCAAAGGACAGGATTGAAATCTTCGAGATGTATTTCAAGGACGGTTCAATCTACGTCCTGATGGATTCAGAGATCCTCTTTGAGGACAAGATGCCAGAAGGTATCATCCCAATCGCAGTTGCCACCTACACAGACATTCCTGGAGAGATCTGGGGAATGGGATTGGTTGCTCCTTTGATTGGTCTACAGGATCAATACAACGAGTTCAGAACCCAACAGAAGAAGGCCATTCGTCTTTGCACCAATCCAAAGGTGCTATTGAATCGAGCTGGCAACGTATCATCTCAGGCATTTACTGATCGTGATGGCGAGAAGATTTACTTCGATGCTGGTGGCAAACCTGAGTACATGGCACTCAATCACCTACCAACTGATGTTGACAACAACCTGACCAAACTTGAGATTGAAATGAATGATGTCTCAGGTATTCAGCAAACAACGCTCGGAAAGGCCGCTGGTGGTGTAACCTCCGGTGTTGCCATTCAGGCTTTGGCTGAGAAGAGCGCATCACAGCTTTCAATGACACAACAGAATATTGAAAGGGCAGTTGGTGAGCATGCATCACATGTCCTGGTTCTGATGAAGGCATTCTACACTGAAGATATTATGGTCAAGATGCTTGACGGCCTAGGCAACATCATCCATGACACGCTGGAGAATACAGATATCATGGACGCACCGGAAATCACCATCGAAGCAGGTTCCCTCTTCAGGAACGAGATTCAGGACCGTGATAACAAGGTCTTGCAGCTGATGCAGATGGAAATGATTGACAAAGAGACAGCCATGAAAGAGCTCTCCTTCAAGACGGGCAACCGATACCTGATGGAGAAGATGATGGCTGTTGCTCATGCCCAAGAGATTCTGGAGGTTGCCAAGCTGGCACCCATCTCAGGGATTGAAGGTGTTGCACCTGGACAGGGCGTTGAGACAATCAAGATTAAGGCAACCGATGATCTGAAGGCTTTCAAAGAGGTCTTCAGTGAGTTTGTCAAGACCCCAGAGTTCTACCAACTTAGCGTGGAACGACAGGACTTCATCGATACCATCTTGGACAGCATCGTCACATTCGGTCAGCCGGTTGAGCAGTTCCAGAAACGACGTCAGGAGCAGGTTTACCCAAGACAGACCCGCGATCCTGAGGAGTTGGTTGGACAGATTGCTGCGGTTGATGATATCGCCTCAGCTGCACAAATGACTGATGCAACGCGTGAGATGATGATGAGAGGGAGTCAGATTGATGCTGTTGAGCAAGGTGCCCAGAACTCAGTCTCAGTCACACCAGAAGATCTAGGATAAGGATGAAAGACGTCACGTTGTTGCTGGATGGAAGGACACAAGAGATGGTAGTTACTACCTTCCACATTACAGAGTCTGTCCAGCAACAACGTGGATAACAGGAGATAAGATATGGCATTGCTAGAAGACCAACTAACACGATTCAAACTCTATTCGTCAGAGTCTGACTTCGCTGCGTTGTCTGACACTGAAATGGCTTCGATGCTACGAGATGGCTATCGAGAGTTTAGACAGTATGTGTCAGCACGATCACCTTCGATATATGAGACATCGGAATCTTACACGTTGTCGAATGTTCGAGAGCTAGATCTCAGCACGACTGCACCCATCATCATGGGGAGTGGTGTTCTGGCAACCTCAAGCAGGGTTGTGACAATCAACACAATCGCAGTCATGAGTGGGAATGAAATCATCTACGTCATGGATGGATGCAGTTCGTTGAAGCAGCTCGAGAATAGTGGAATCTCTTACTACCCACAATACATGCTAACCAACAACACCCTCAGGTTTGACCGAGACATGACCGGAACAATCAAAATCAACTACCTGGGTGAGGATGGAACTGATTACACGAAGTTCAACTCTGGTGATAATGAATACGTTGAATGCAAAGGATTTGATGATGTGCCGGTTCTGATGGCCTACTCTCAGTATGCAATCTTTGATACGGCAGAGAATAGCCCACTTCTGAGGCAACTCGAGAATAGAAAGGGTGACATCCGAAGATGGGCAGAGATGCTGGACGGTAATCGATACATCGTCGAGACACGACGGGATTGGATCTAAGGAGCAACGATGACAGCATCACATAGCGAAGCGGAAAGCCTGCCATTGGGAATGTCTCTGGACTCTCCTAAAAAAGGCGCCTACTTGCAAAACATGATTCGAAGAGAGAGCTCATGGCAGGTCCGGACTGGATTGGGTCAACTGGCACAGTTCGACACAACGCTATCTCAATATGACCGAGATCTTGATCAGTATGGTTATAGCGCATCGTTGGGTTCAAAAGGTATTGTGACTGACTTCGGGAATGTTCAGATCCTTTCTGTTCATCTGACACGGGCCTTCACAGGAAACCAGATTCTGAATGGTCAATGGTTGAATGTCTATACAGTCAGCATTTATGATGTGACTCATGATGAGCGCTACGAAGAGGTTCTCTATCGACACACCTCAGAAATCAACTCTGATATCTTCACCATGGACAACTGGCGAGGACAGTATGCCACAGCTAGAGATCAGGACTTCTCAGCATGGGCATATGCCACATCGAAACCCTTCTTCTTCACAGAGCTGGCCGATGCTATTATCTTTGGTTCTGAGGATGCCGGCCTCTGGTCTTACACGCCTGCCATTTTCAACAACAGGATCAGAAAACAAATCGATAGTGTCAATGATTGGGAATGGGCGCAAGGTAGATCAGAAAACAGTCTGGTGACAAAGATTACTCCTGCTCCAGGTGCTTTTGATCTACAATACGGATATCTGAACCAAGGAACCTATCCCTCAAACCCGGGATCAATCTCAACCATTGGCAACCGACTGGTGATTAGCAATGGTCGAACAATCTGGTTCTCAGATGAGGGACGGCCTGGTTCAATCATTGCCACCAACAACATTGAGATTCCAGCCCAGAACGATGTCACCGCAGTTCAGGAGATTCTAGGAAGCCTGCTAATCTTCACCAAAGATGAGAGCTACGTCTATCAGCCCAACACTGGCAACCTTCTGAATGCAGGACGAATAACAAAAACAGCTCAGGGCGTTGGTTGCACTTCACACAACCTGATTACACGAATGGAGAATGATGTTGTCTGGATAGATGAGAATGGTGCTTACATCAGCAAGGGAACACTTGGCTACGTCAAGATCTCAGCTGCCATTGATCCAATCTTTGAGACCAGCATCTCTAATCCGCTAACCAGTTACTACACGGCTGCTGGTGCCACAACATTGCTGGAGGCACAACCTCGATTGACATACAGCATGGATGATTTGGCCGGCGCCAACATCACATATGATCCGGTCGATAAGATCGTCTTCCTGTCAGTTCCGGCACACAACATCACACTTTGTCTTCAGAATGATAGTTGGCACATTTGGGCGCTGGAAGCCACAGTAGGTGGAACTGCCACAGCACCTGCTCAAACAGTTGGTGTCCAGCAAAATATTAACTCAGCCCATTTCATTCCTATTGACAGCAAGGTCTATGTTGTAGGTGGCCTGGAACAATACACAATCGATGATTCAGAGTTGGCAGGTGGTGTCACACCTCGAGATAATGACAACATCACAACATCATACTACATTCTGGAACTTGGTAGGGGAGGAGCGCTGGATAGATCAGTTGCCCTGAAAGAAGATAAGAGGGAGTTCGCCGGCCAATATCACACGTTTGCCGGTACTTCTGACTCCATCCTCTATTTTGATGAGCCCATTGTAATGCCGGTCGGTTATACCTATCCTAGTGGCGAATCACCCACTCAGGAAACATTTATGTACCCGGTCAGCTTGGTCACAGATCCGTTGGGTCCGAACCTAGACAGAATCGACTTGGTTCTCGGTTTTGACAACACCAACTGGGCACCTGTGTTGAAAACCGGCGGAGTAGCTGAAGAGCTGGCTATCGAACTTCCCCCAGAACGACTCGGCTCTGCAGATGGGTACTCACCAGGTGCACCGATTGATGGAACATCTGAGGCTCAGGTCTATTCCTCAGCTACCGGCATTCCAGCTGTTGGAGGTGATCAGGTCAGGATTCGTTGGGATGGTGCAACCTACGGCGGAAATGCGGCTGGTGAGTACGGCCGCATCATGAACACCAACAACAACCGAAAGAACCCACTCTTCTATATCGCATTTGAAAGGGTCAACGCCGGAACAGCATCTGTTGGTAGCATCGGCCTGACCAAGGTGACAGCAGAGCATTCTTGGGATGAAAACATTTATGACATGACCATCTTCTACTGGGAGAAGCCGAATGTTTTCGATAAGCATGATGCAGATGATATTGTGCAGCCTGTTGAATGGGCAATCAAAACAGCTGAGATTGGCATCGAAGGAAATGCCCAGCTGATGACTCGAGGACAGTACCTGGCTATCAAATCGTCCGGAGAGGCTATAACTCAGTTCTGGCCTGATGCATCAACTCAATGGGGTCTATTCAATCAGTTGGTTGCACCTGATTTCAAGGGATGGACCAATCAGATAATCGATTACTCAGGTGCCATCAAGGACATCGACAATCATCCAACATTGCGAAACAGGATGCACAATACAGTTACTGATGCTCCGGAACCCAAGATCTTCAATGATTTCGCAACATGGGGCTCGTCGGCTGATGCTGCGGCCGGCAACTATCTGGTTGACGATCAAGCCTTGGATACCATTGCAGTTAGCAAGCGGGTCAAGGGTGAGTCATTCAGCTGGCTCAACTTCGGTATTGTCAGGAATCGTGCTGAGAGGCTGGTTATCGATTCAATCAAAGCAGTCTTTAGTGTTGTTGCTGGCCGACGTAGGAAGGGCAGATAAATGGTTGAACGACGCGTCGAACGTAATCTGCTTGAGGATTTCTGGGTTGACCTGAATCATCGCAACGTTGAAGAGCGAAACAGGATTCAGGATGGGATGGGTGGAACCATTCTGACACCGACTAGTGTCTTTAAGGAAGAGAAGATAGTCGACAACAAGTTCTTGCTGACGGCCGGAATATACGGTGGCTTCCACATTGAAAAACAATGGACATCCATTATCGGATCACCAGGCGTCGTAGCCAACCGTATCTGGAAGATCGATAATGACTGCACCATCGACAATGTTCAGTTCAACTCTGACTACATTGGTGCACAAAATGAGACACAACTGGTACAAATCAACAGTGCAACGGCGACGGTGATATTTAGGAACTGTGAGTTCGTCAAGCGTGATGGACAACCTTCGGAGTGTATTGTGTTAGTGAGTGGAGCAAAGGCACATTTTGTCAACTGTATCTTCAGGCCGGCCATGTCGGTTGCCGGCAATCCGATATCTAATCCAGTGCCAGGAAATACATTCAGTGCAATGGAAATCAACAAAACGGGTCAGATCCACCTCAACACGACAGTTATGTCAACACTATAGGGGAAAATATGAGTGACAGTCTTCGAACAATAACAGAAATCCAGTTTGCCGATGGTACAACCATTGACGGCGAGCGCTTGGATATGTTTTTGGATGACTTTGTAGCCAGAATCAACAACATCAAAAGCAAGGATCTCTACCGCCGCCTAACACAAACTCAGTTCGTGGGTGGTTGGTCAAACCCTGAAGAGGCATATTCTGGTCAGCTTCCATGGATGAATATCATCAATGCCGATGCCGACGTTATCGGTGCAGTTCCGGCTGATGGTTATACCAACCCACTTCGGCTGAAGGGAACATCACAGATTGCATCACAGATTGATGCACAATACGCATGCACCAACTCGCTATACTTCAGGAAGCCAGTCATTCTTCACAGTGTTCATATCTCCCTACATCAGCATATCTTTCTATCAGACATTCCAACGTACGAAGGAGAAGGTCCGCCGGACGGAAGTGAAAATGGTGACCCCTTCAATGATTTCTATCTGGACGTCAGTATTGACAATCCATACTTGACTGAGAATCGTGCCATGGCAGATGTTGAGATTCAGCGTGTTCGATTCCGTCTAGACGGTGATGCATTCAGTCGACTAGGAATCTCTTTGCTAAGCGTCCCATACAATGACATGACACCCACCCGAAGGACTAAGATGGAAGGTGTTCATATCAACTTACGAAACCTGGACATTCCGATCCACCGTGATAGTCGATTACGATACTCATTGGTTATTCCACATTATACTGATGATGACTACTGGGGCACGACCCCATGGACAATCAATGACTATTCTTGGAGTATCACTGTTCTAGAAGGACTCGAATAAAATGGCAAAAATCACACGAAAGAATCTGGCTCGAGGTGTTCGATTGCCGACGCAGGCAGTGTTTGACGTCTTTGATGATGCACAAACAGAAATGACAACATCAAACATCGATTCTGACAACCTAGAGAAGAAAATGGGCACATTCCGTGTCAACCTCAACTTCCCAGTTATCGATAGCCGCTATTTCCAGGGTCATGGACCACTAGCTCCAGCATCAAACGGGCCAGTCGTCTTCGCCATGCCATTCTGTTTGCCACCGATTCAGGAAGAGTTCAAAACAACATTGATTCCTGATGAGGGAACACCTCAGGTTATTCTAGATGAGTTCCAGATTTCATGGGATCAACGAGGAGAGCCATGTGCTATCTCAGATCGCTTTGATGCTGGTGGTACCCAAGGTGATATGAACTTTGACAACATCAATCTACAGGATATGACTGTGGCGCTGTTGGAGAAGCCTCAAATCTATGATCCAACAACTTTGAAGACGGAGCCCTATGTTCCTGAGACTGAGGTTCTCTCGTTCACGATCCCATCAACAGTCTTTGCAGATCGAACGCTTCGCCTCAACCCTTTCATCGTTGATAGGCTCAACAAGGCCATCAACCCTTATCGAACTTACATGTTCACTCTGAAGGCTTCCTTGACTGATGGAGTTGATCGACACATTGCCATTGTCAACCTTAATGTCAGTATGAAGTTCAGAACATCATTGGTCCCACGGGACACATTTGTTCTTGGTGTTGATGAGGTCCAGAATATTCCATCACTTCATGATGGCGTCGGTTCAAATGATTCTTTGACAGTCACCACACCCAATCCCAATGCCCGGATTACAGCTGATGGTATTCGAGGCATTTCAAGCAATGCCAAGCACTTTGATGAGAAGCTGGAAGAAGGTCTTCGTGGTGGGTATATGAGGCAGTCGCAGCTTCCCGTCTCTGAACACTTGGCTGAAGATGCATGCTATGAAATCATCTGTGTCCCAATGTGGGGCAACTTCACAAATACACATGTGTATGGCGGAAACAACCCTGAGGCAGCAACCGGTGTTGGTGGAAGTCCTTACATCTTGCCAGCCATGGAGCGTCGAGTTATCCCGCTAGCATGGCCGATAACGATTCATCATGTCATGGCCGTTGTCTCATATGCTCAGCCCGTTGATGTTGCGGGTGGAAATGCCGGCATTCATCCAACCTCCCAATCATTTGAGAACTTTGTTGGCGTCGGTATAGGAACCGGTGCCCAAGGCGACTTGTGGGCATACGAAGATGTTGCGACAACGACATGGACACCTGAGATTGGTGCCAGCCCAAAGTCAGATATCACGATCGACCGTATTAAGGCATCACGATTTGGTGGCCTATCAACTGGCGACTGGGACTTTGAAATCCTCTCAGTCCCCTTGGTTAGTGGAGGCATCGATGCATGGGATCTAGGCACAGGATACTATGCTCAGGGCAAGCCAGTTTATGCCGGCCGTAGCACAACCAGCTCTTCCGCACGACGGAATCTAGGAAGCCTCCCGCCGAAAACAATCGGTGCTGAGCAGTTCCTGGAAGTCAGATGGCATATTGTAGATGAGGTCGGACTAGCTGTCTTTCCTGTTGGTGCCACCGGTGCAGCAAATGAGGTCTTTGCAGGAATGACAGGACACTATGTATTGATTTGTGGTAAGAAGCATCTTGCCGGCGGAGGAAGAGACTTACCGTTATAGGCAGAAGACATCAGGATGTTGTCTGTTGAACCCTTAGCTTAGCAGCCTATATACTATAAGGACTCGATCAAACAAGACACCAGAACAGCTGGTGGAGGAAAAGAGAATGGCACAACCAGTCAAGAAATCAGCAGCAACCCTACGAAAAGAGAAGGGTATTGCGCAATCACAAGAGATCGCTCGCCAGAAGGGAGCATCAGCACTCGCGCTTGAAGAAGCGCAGGGAGCCGCAGTTGAGGGCCACAAGGCAGGAACTATTGCAGGTTCCAAGGGCATCCGTCAAGAAGCGGCTGCTGGATTGGCTGGCGCTTTGGGTGCTGCACCTCAGACAGGACTGGGAGCCAAGGCAGCAGCCGGTGCCCAAGCTGGAAAGCAGGCAGGAATGGGTGTTGCAACATTTGAAGCCGGACAGGCTTCGAAGCTTGGCTCACTGAAAGAAAGTCAAGCCATCAAACTGGGTGAAGCAAGGACAGCAGCTGCTGAAGCAGAACTCGCAGCAACCACCTTCGAAGAGGAGGCCAAGCCAGAGTTCAGCAAGGAAGCACGTGACGTCAAGATGGCTGAGCTAGATGCTGGAATCAACGCCATTCTGTCAGACAAACAATACCAGGGATTCTGGGATGACGATGAGGATGCAGCCGCCATGGCCATCGAGCAACTGATCAAGTCTGAGACTGACCCCTTCATCATCGAACGATACAGGGGCATTGCCGACAAGGTCCGAAGCAAGGAAATCGATATCGGTTCCACATTCGGCTCATCGCAAGCACAGATTTAAGGAGAACACAATGGCCAGAGTTATTATGCCGTCAGGAAAAGTATTCAGGACAACTGGGCAGGATGAAAAGGATGATCCGCAACGTAGCCTCAAAGCCACAGCTGCCGGCCTGAAGTTGACAGGACAGAAGATTCAGAATGTCAAAGCCGGAGTTGATCTGGCGGCATCACTGGCAAACCTGTTGGGACCTGCCATTGCTGGTGGTATCTCTCGTATTTCAGAGGGTGGTGAGGAAGAGGCCATTGCTGAGGTTGCACGCCGAAAGGTTGCTGCCAAAGGCTTTTCTGGTGATATGGAACCAGGACTTGGATCGATGGAAGAGATGAGGCGGATGCGAGCTGAGGATTCAGCGACAGATCCGGGTGAGTTGACCACTGTCGATATCAACAAGAAGGAGGCTGGAACCGGACTGTTGGAAAGAATCAACCGTGAGATTCCGGACAAGAAGCTCTCACCAGCTGACCTCGCACGTTTAAAGAAACTGAAGGCTCGACAGGCTGCAACCCAGAGGGAAGCAGTTGCTCCTCCGACTCCTGTCGCTGCAACACCTGCTGCAACACCTGTTCAAGGTCTCCCGGCTGCTTCAGTTAAGGCTGGTGCTGCACCAATCACAGGCCGTGAGATCCTGGGCACCCCTCTATCCGAAGCTGACAAGCTAGCCGCTGTTCAACTTCATGAGATGGCAATGTCAATGAGCATTCAGGATCTTCGGGAAGCCATTGCGATAGAGAGAGATGAGGACAACAAACTGATTCTGCAAAGGGCATTGGATACCAAGGCTGGTCCGCCGCCACCTCCAGGACCTAGGGATGTTTCGCCGCCTCAAGGTGCTCCACCTCCTGGATCAGAGAATGCTGATTTGGACATGTTGGGTAAAGAGTTTGATGCCGACGCTGACGTCATTGCGGCACGTGCCAAGTTGCATCAACCTCAGGATCCACACAACATCGGTAAGCAACTGATTCGTCCACAACTAACTGAAGAGGGTAAGCCCGAAACATTCAGAAGTAATGTTGATCTTGGTGAGCAAGCTGCTGCTGAGGCAACTGCACCTGGTAAGATCATGGACTTTGCAGATGCCCTGACAAGTGCACGTGCCAATCCGTCTGCCGAGAATGTTCAGGCATCCATCAAGGCACTTCGTGCTAGCAACTACCGCGGTGTTCGACCTGCCTCCTTGACAGAACTCATCTCAGGTGCCCATTTGCTGCGTGCTGAGAATGAGTTGGCCAAGACCACACAGATTCCAAAGGCTGTCAAGAAGAAGACTGCAGCGCAGATCAAGGCTGAAGAGGCAAGGGATAAAGAGAAAGCTCGACAACTGACAAGCAAAGGCAAACGTGAAGACATTGCTTTGACTGAGGCTCAAGCACTTCAGAAAGAGAATGCACAGCGTCGACCTGCACGAACAGAATCAGTTCTGGCTCGAAGGGACATCAACAAGCTGAATGCTTCCATTGCACGAATCAAGGCAGATCCTGTACGATTGGAAGCGCTGGCGGTCCGTTTGGATAAGGCGACCGCGGCTGAAATAAAAGGATATGAGGTTAAGTTAGCTGAGCTCGAGAATCGCGAGCGCAGGGCAAAGGGTGATGAAGAACGTGAGAAGGCTGAGAAGCTAATCGAGGCTCTAGAGCTGAAGATCAAACGAGCCCAACTTCGTAGAATCAATGAAGCCAGGATGTTGACCACAGCCCGGAGACGTGCATTGAAGAATAAGCCTCAAGGGCCAGACGTTGTGAAGTTCCCGCAACAGGTGAGGAACCAGATGGCTGCTGCAAAGGCAGAGCTGGATCGTCAACGTAAGGTTGCTGACACTGCTACCAAGGCCGCTGATGACTTCGACAAGAAATCTGCTGCATCCTTCACATCAAGCGCCAAACAAGCACTTACAGCAAAGGCAGATGCCAAGCGCAAGATTGCCACGAAAGCACGAGGACTGGCAGATACCGCAAAGAAGAAGTTTGATGCATTGGCCAAGTCAGTCAAGAAGCCTAAGGCAGTTGATGGTGCAGGTGGCGGATCAACCGGTGCCAAACCGAAACCTGGCAAAAAAGTCAACCTATTCGCGCCGCCGGCAAAAGGATAAGTAAACATGCCAACAGTCCAAGAAAAGTTTGATGCCCTTCTAGCACAAGGAAGTACCGAAGCTGAACTCAAGAAGATGTTCATTGAACGCTATCATGTGGATCCTTCCACGATTCCAGGTGATACAGAGTTTGATGAGCTCGAGCGCCGACGCAAGCAAGCGATGGAGATGGTTCAGCCTGCGCTGGCCAGTGTTGGTGCCCTTGTTGAACCTACAGCAAAACGAGCCGTCAGAGAAGAGGGTGTCCGTAAGATACGTCAAGGCTTGGCAGCTGCTGAGCCGGCGTTTGAAGCATTGGATACGCTAACTGAACTGTCAGGTGACCGGCAACAGAGGGAACGTGCCGGCAGTATTCGAAACATACCCACAAAAGCTAGCTTGCCCTCACCTTCTGCGCTTCAGAGTGCAGCCATTATGCATGCCGTCCCGGGATCAAAGAAACCCGAGGATTTGGCTCGGGGCAGGCGCCATGATGTTCTACCATTCTCTGCTACAGGAGAGCCGGAGTTCAAATCAACGGAAACGGTCTTTGATCCTGTGGGTCAGACATTTGGTCTGGTCAAAGGTGCCATTGAAGAAGCAGGCAAACCTGAGTCTTTGGCGTTGGCCGGATTTGAAGAGCAACGACGCATTCGCAAGAAGTTTAAAGAGAGTCCAGTTGATGCTTCAGTTCAAGGCGGAATCAATCTTGCCCTGAATGCTGTTCATGACACGGCCACAATGATTGGTGGCATTGCAGTTCTTGGTGCACAAATCGCCCTACCTCAGCCCATTCCTAAGGATTCCACCAGTATCCAAGAGGGCGAGAAGATGGGTAAGGCACTTGCTCAGGGTGTTGTTTCAAGCGTTACTGCGCCACTGGAACCCATCATTGAGCAAGGCAGTGGAACCTTGTTGGCAAAGAAGCTGGCCGTCGAGCCAGTCTCTTCAGCCTTGGACCTGATTCCCATCGTGGGGGCCGGATCACGTGTTGCCAAACTGGCCGGAAAGATTCCTGCTGTTGCTAAGGGTGCTGAAAAGTTGGGTGATGTTGGTCGAGCTGCCAAAGGTAAGGTTGCTGACGCAGCGCGAGCCACTAGCATTGCAGCCAACAGAAACAAAGTAACCAGAATCTATGGCAAGGCCATGGAAGGAATCTTGGATAAGGAACTGGCTGCCGGCTTCGTACGTTTCTTCGACGATGGATTGAAGCGACGAGATCCTAGAGCCTCAGCACTTGCAGAGCAGATCTTGATTGGCCCTCAACGAGCAACAGCAGAGTTGAAACTGTTGGCTGAGACCTTCAAGCATGTTGGTGAGGAACAAGCAAAAAGGATTGCCAAAGGCACCGATGAACTTCCTCCCACACCGATGACACCTCATGAGATTCATGAATCAGCTCGAGCATTTATCCATGACCAACGACAAGCAGATAAACAAAAGGTTCATGAAGCAGATAGTCGAGTCCGTGATCGTGAGATTACCGATGCAAAGGCTATCAATCGTGAGATCGAAGGTCCGCCGCCACCGCCAACTCGAGAAGCACAAATCTCCCGACTTGAGACTAGTCTAGACATGTTGTATAACAAGGCAGCTGATTGGCGAGAAGGAAAGTTTGCTGTCGGTCATGATGTCAGTAATCTGATTCAGCCATATATCGGCGTCATGGAGATTGCGTCGATGAAACCGGGCTGGGAAAACATGTCCCGTGCTCAGAAGATTGCCGCTGCCAAAGAATCCAAGATGGGTCAGCGATTACTACAACGAGGGATTGATGAGATCGATGAGGCCGTAAGCACTGCCGCGGCTGTTCCGGACCGAAACATCCGGATGTTGAAAGCTGAAGAGTCGGATATCGGCCGTCAAATCGAGGTGGCCACCGCGGCGCTGAAAGCAAAGGATGCAGAACGCATCGACATTTCTGGTCAAATCAAGTTCAGGCGATCACGCATCCAGAGCATGATTGATGACTTGGATGTGCAGCACCGGACTGCAATAACACGCGGTGCCATGGATGAGGCGGCAGAGATTGGTGCCAAGCGAGCAGGGCTGATAGATGACTTGATCAAAGTGATGGAACCTGAGAATGCCTTCTTCGAAGAGATTGCAAAAGACATGGCAGCGTTGAAAGAGTTGCAAGGTCGACTACAGGATGTCAAGACACTTCAGAATCCTGATGCTCCTGTCATTCCGATTCGACCGGTCGTCAAACCAGATCCAGTTCCTGTTCCGGAACCACTAAAACCGTTCAAGCATGAAGCAGTTGAATCGCGTCCGGGTCCGACAGTCGACATTCCCAAGTTCACTGGATTCGGGATTGGATTGGTTGCTGATGGAACCATCCCACTGCCGGCTGCCTCGAAGCATCTTCCCCTATCAGCAATGGAAGCCAAAGTCTTGGACACCTTTGAAGAGGCTGCTCGTAAACTAGATCCTACAGCTGAAGCTGGAAAACTACTGAGAGAGAAGTTGGGCGAAGGGTCTGTTGGAATGCTACAGCATGCTGACGTCCAGGCTGCCCTCTCTAAGTGGTTGGTTGCCCGTCTAGACACACTCCATCCTGCCATCAAAAAGAGGTTGGCTAGCCTAGACCCACAAAAGGTGATTGATAATGTTGTCAAGCTAGCTGAGGAGGGCGACATCGCTCTTCAGATTGGTGATGGTCCTGCGGTTCGTTTGTCAGAGGTTTTGGATTCCATCATCCCTGCAAACAAGAAGTTGAAGTATCGAGCGCAACAGGCGCAAACAATCCTCGAGGACATGGCCGGTGATGTGGCAAAACAGAATGCCAACAATACCATCAACGCTCACCTTGAAGAGGTCTTCGGTGCAGGATATCAGAAGTTGTCAGATGCTGATGCTGCTGCTGCCACCAACGCATGGGCTCGAAAGGTTGTTGAAGAAGGTGAGATGGCCTTGCAGTTCTTGCCTGGTCACATCAATCCAAAGCAGGTTGCCACAGCAGTTCGAGCACTGGTCGTTGGTCTAGACCGAATGCCGGCAGGTTCCAAGAACTTGATTAATCGGTTGGCCAATCGTCTAGATAAGTTTGTCAAGATGGACTCACAACATGTCACCGTTCCAGGTGGTGTTTGGGCTGATCCCAGCATGGGACAGATCATGAAGTGGCACCTTGGAAGCCGTGATGCTCTCCTCAATGACACCTTCTTCAATGGTGTGGTTAGTGGAATCAAGGGCAATCACACTGCGCGTTCAGTTAGCTCCATCATCAACAATGGTTCCTCCAACATCGCTCTTCAGACAGTTCGACGTGGTCTTGCTGGTCCTGGTCTAGTCAAGAACATGTACGATACATTGCTGGCTTGGGAGACCAAGTTCATGAAGGGCAAAACAATCGACCCCGAGATGGACAGAATCTTTGCAGCCTTGCGACCAACCGGCATGGTTGACTCCAACAAGCTGGTTGCCGACATTGGTGTTCTCAACGCAGCAACCAAAGGTGATATTGCCGGGTCCATTCCGATACTGAAATGGGTCAACAAACAACTGGAGAAAGGATTCACATGGGGAGATATGGGTTTCAAGCTGGAAGAGGCTGTCACCCAGTTCAGGGCATGGGATAGGCGACTGAATGAGGTTTCTCCTGGTAAGTACATTGATCTGCCCATCAGCAATCGAAGGACAATCAGGGCAACCAAACAAGCTGATGGGTCCTTCATCACACAAACCATGGCCGGCAACAAGTTGTTCGGCAAGGAACGACATGTCAAGACTGTTTCAGATCTAGATCAAATCATCGGTAAGGCATCAGCCAAACCCGCCTTGGACGTTTTCGTGGCATACGACGACACCTCTTTGGGTGCCAAGATGCTGAGGACTTTGCCCATTGCAGGCATCGGTTCCACATATTTCACTTGGATGAGTGCTGCCCTCGACATTCCTTTCGTCAAGAAGGGATTGGTCCGGAAGTTTATGGACGATCCGTTTGCCTACGGAACCAATGACGGTAAGTTGCTAGCACAGCAAGGTGCAGCGGCTCTCAGTCTCTCCTTGAGGCGACACTTGATTGTTGGTGGATTGAGGCAACAGTTCCTGGATGCCAAGACAGAAGAGCTGAACAAGGCATTGAAATGGGCAACCGGTGATGAGAAGCTATCAATGATTAAGGCCATGAGTGATCCGGGTCTCTTCATTCATACTGATTTGGATAGCGTTCAGTTCGGTGATCCTTCAATGACGTTCCTGAAGTTGGCAGCCAATGGTGCAACAAAGGCGTTTGGTCCATCATTCGAAGAGGCGTTCGATCCGAATATTCCGGAAGATCAGGTCACACCAAAAACCAAGCGTTGGCGGCAGCTAATGCAGATGTCAGAGAGTGGTCAACTACAAACAGTTGCTGATGGTCTCGGTTTGCTAGGACTCTCGGGCGGCCCGTTGGTCAGCGCCTGGAACAAGGTGATGGACAGCAAGAATGAGGATGCGGACTTCGGTATTGATGATGCATTCGATGTTGCTGCACCCTTCTTCTTGGGTGTGACCGCCTCCAAGATCGCAAGGTTGCCCGGTGCTGTGGCTCCGGTTGGTAGCCTACCTCGTAAACTATCAGGTCGCAAGGCACCGAATGATGTTCGGTTTGCTGAGGACTTCCTGACTTACATGGTTCGCAGCCTAACAGGAAAAGCATGGAAGACCAAAGAGTTGATTGAGTCTCAGAACCCGAAAGAGGCATGGTCATTCTTCGGTAAGGCCAAGAAGAAGTGGATGACATCCATGGACATCAATGCAACCATCCGGCAATCCAAGAATGAGATCACGTTGGCTGAAGCTAATGGTGATGAGGAGAGTCGAGCGCAGGCAGAGGCCAACTTGATTCGTGCCGAGATTGCAAAGAAGGTTATCAATAATGAGATGACACTGGCATATGCAAGATATGTAGAGATAGCAGAGAAGGTCGGTGTCAAAACGCCGAAGACTCTAGGAGAGTAAGATGGCAGATGACAAGTTTTTGATTGAGTCGGTGTCCAAGTTGATAGACAAGGTTGAGAAACTTGTTGCCTGTACAGCTGTGCTAACGGAAAAGATAGAGACGTTGAATGACAAGATCAGTGAGAATCAAGGGGAGCATGTTGTGATTTTGGCAAAGGTCAATGAGAACTCCAACCGGTTGAACAAGCTAGAAACCCTGAAGTGGAAGATTACAGGCGGTGTTTTTGTGCTAGCAAGCTTGACAGGCTTCCTATCCCCAGTTCTCATTGATCTTTTGAAATCATGGATCGGGGGATAGGATGGAAGACAAAGAACTTCATGAGAGATTAGTGGTTTTGGGTGACAAACTAACAGTTCTAGAGAAGCAAATGGGCCTTATCAGAACCACAATAGAGCGCATCAATGACGATAAAGTGAGAACCGGTGCAACAGACAAGTGGTTGGAGCGCAAGATTCAGATGAGTGAGCTTCGTTAGTTCTTGCCGTGTTTCCAGACTGCTGCTAACTCTGCCATTCCTAGGACACCAATGTAGACCAATGAGACTGCGACCCAGTTCTCTCCATCAATCTTGTCTGCAAATGTCAATGCAGTTGCAGTCAACCAGACTAGCAGTTTGCGGCTTGCGAGTTTGCTCAGTCCCTTGTCCAATACTTCTTTCATCCTGTTCTCCTTTGTCACTGGTTGTTGTCCAGTGTCTTCCCTTCTCATCAATGATATATCCTAAGGCTTCACACCTTTCCGTTCAACCAGACACATCCTGGATAAAACGGGCATACTTCCTGGTTTATTTCTTTCGTTGGAAATGCATATCATCGCGGAGACCCCAACTTCCACCCCATCTCCAACCTGCGATCTCAAATATCTTGATGAAGAGAGGATTCTGTCGCATCAGTGATGGAGATCCATCCTTCCTAACACCACCTTTCGGGTTGTCTTGAGGGTCAAAATCAATGGCAATGCCCCAACTATGGTAAGATAGTGGACTGTCATCATCCTTGTTGAAGTGGCGTGGTACAAATGTCTGAACTGATTTGGGCGTATAGCCTGAAGTCTCACATGCTTCTTTGAAGAGACGGACAAACTCGTCCCCAATCAGTTTGTGCAGTCGAACAGTCTTGCCTGTGTGCAGCTCAAATCTGGCTATGTTCTCTTTGACCCACTCTTTGTCGATGCTAATGTGTCGACCTTCTCTTTCAGTGTAGCTGAAGTCTCCGTAAATCTGCTTGACTTCCCTTCTGTTTCTTGGTATCTTCATCTTTTTTCCTTGCAGTTGTCGAAATGCCAACGAATAGCATTCGGTTTATTGCATGTCTTTCCACAATGAGGACATGTTACTGTTCTCCTCATGGCTTCCCCCCAATCAGCTTGGCAGGGATCTCTTTTCGGATTCTGTTTGCAGTTGTCGAAATGATAACGTATAGCATTCATTTTATTGCATGTCTTTCCGCAATGAGGACATGTTACGATTGATGTCATGTTTTTTGCTGAAGCTTTTCGTGCCTTGGGACTCTTGTCAGCTTCGTTTTCTTGTGGAGTTCCATAATAGAGGTGCAATGGATTAGTACAAGGACTACCAGACTTTGAGTTGTTGTCACATAGATGGCACGTATGCCACTGATATCCTTTTGGTTTTTTCACTCCCAGGAATCTTGCGAGTGCTTTTCTGTAGTTTCCATTGAATGTGCATTGTGCATTCAGGTTGATGTGAACTGTTCTTTCTTCTCGACTCATCTCAAAATAGCTCATCGTTCTCCTTTACTATGATTATAGGTAGGCCAGAAGAACAGTTCAAAAATAGTTTTGTACAACGCTTCAAAACACCGTACAATAAGTTTGGCGAAAACAAAAGAGACCTGACAACCCCCTAAGGATTGAGCAGATATACAGTGAGCGTTCCCCTCACACACCCCTCTGAAAATATTTTGAACATTTCCTGAGAACCTCTATACTTAGTCCAAGGGACCATTAAAGAAGAAGAGAAGAAATAGGAGACCCCCTAGGTACCCTCAGTCGCTGCAACAGATATATCTGAGGGACGGGAGCTTAGCTCCCTTGTCCTGTCTCTTATACACATCTCCGAGCCCACGAGACGG